TTCAATATCCGCACCTTCAAATAATACCTCAATTGGTTTTTCAATTTTAACTTCTCCAACTGATTGGTTAGTGCGTTGGTCTACTTTTTGTAGAACAGTATCAATAAATGTTTTCTTTGAGTGTTCAGAAGAAGTTAATATTAGATTCATTCTATTACATCCTTCAATCCAATCACCAGGAGCAACAGTAGTTTCAATACCTGCTGTTACCCCAATATTGTATTTTCCTATTGGTTGAAATTCACTTGGTATAGTGATTTGCATCCAAATTTCAGGTTGCTTAGGTAGTTGGGGTTGGTTCCATAAATGGTCATTTAAAAACCCCCACTCAGGATTATCTTCAATAAATCCCCACGGTGTGTTACCCCACAATTGTGGAATAATTTTAACATCATATTTGTCTGTAGCAATAATTGCTTTAACTAGATCTCGAGATCGTGCTCCATAGCCACTGTATGTATCAATCGCGCAACTAATAAAAAATAACGGTTTACTCATATAACTTTGTTTTGTTTTAATATAATATTTATTTTTTCATTTTCCAAATAAAACCAGCAGCTGTTTTTTGCCTTCCAGCAACAGCGCTTTTAATATCACCCCCTATTTGTCTTTCAGCCTCGGATATACTTGGCCATTCTTTAATAAAATTGTTTTGTTTATCAAATTGAAGAACAGGTTTATTTCTTTTTCTATCCCATGTAATTTTTCTTCCTTTTAAAGACTGAGATATTTTTTTGGCATGTTCTGGTAAGATTTGGTCTGTTCCATTTACTTTTCTGGTTATCCATCTCTTTTTCCCAATTTCAGACATTTCAACATTTGTTTTTTTACTCCAAGCCTCCACCATGCTTTTACTTTTTTTATTTTTAGTTGATTGGGTTTGAGGTTTCCCAGTTAACATTTCAGAATATTCTGTTTTTAACCTTTCATACAATCTTGAATTTATAACATATGTTTTTTCTTTAATTTTTTGTTTTCCTATAGCCATTAAAAATAAAGCGTGTTTAAGTTTATTTTCTTTTGGGTATATCTCACAAAGCAATACATGGCATATAAAATGTTCTCGGGCTGTTAATTCAACTAAATTAATTTTATCATTTGAACCACCTAAACATTTAGGTACAATATGATGTTTTTCTTTATAGCCATCTAACTGTCTCGTTTTAGCTCGTTCTATAATTTGATTGTATATTCTTTGATAATCCATTAGGTACTTATTTTATTATAAATATATGTACCTAATGGGAAATTAACTTTATTTTTCTATTTTTATTTCAATTTTATCTTTATCTCCATCTGGTTTTGAATACACCGCATATTGTGGGAGCAAATCAAATTTTTGTCTTTTAAGTATTTTAGTATATTTTTTTCCAGTTCCTGGTTTTAGATATGCTATAGTCATATGGGGGTGGTAGTTTGGGAAATTTGATGTAAATGGGTATTGCTGGAGATCTGTATTTGTTTGGCTAAGATTATCTCCTTTAATATCAAGTTTCAACACATCATAGTCAGGATTTTCAAATAATGAAGCGTTATGTGCTTTAACTGTTGAGTAAGTATACCTGTCTAATACATTTTTCACATCTTCAGTAGATACTCCATCATGTAAACCATAAAGTAAAGTACAATGCGGTTCATCTTCTAAACCAAATGAACGGTCTCCTTCTTGAGTATATATATCTTCAGGATCAATAATATCATGAATTTCATTCATTTTAGGGAAATTAAAATATAACATGGCACATCCAAAATCATATGTTTGTTTTTCTTCAGTAATTAAGCCTGCTAATTTCTGCATTCGTTTAAATTCTTTGTTTTCCATAACTTTTTATTAATAAACTAATTTATGTGGTACTACTTTGTCTTGGGTATCATTTGCATTTACAAATTCATACTTTACTCTTGGCTTCCAAGTTTTAAATAATTTATCTAATGTTTTAATAACATTTTGACCCATTTTTTCACCTGTAAATCCTGCTTCATCTGATAAAGCCCATTCACGTCCTTTTAATCCTCGTGCTTGTCTTTCTTCTTTACCTAAATTATAAACTACTTTAATTTGTTCAGCTGCATCTTCTGCGTTACATCTATCATCCCAAATATAAGGTGTTAATGGAGAACCTTGAATTGATCTGTTGGTTGGATACACTGGGAAGGCCCATTCACCATGTTCTTTAATAGTACCATTATGATTTGAAGGAAAATCAGCACTAAAATCAATCCATTTACCTTTTTTACTAAAACGCATTTGATCTTGCATTCCACCAGTTACATTAGCGATAATTGGATTACCTGCTAAAATTGCTTCAGTTAAACTTAATCCCCATCCTTCATTATTAGTTAATAGGATTTGAACATCAGAACAATTATATAACATATTCATCCCTTTAGGATCTAATATTTGATTAGAAAAAATAATATTATACTTAGAATCACTTCCGAATAACATTTCTCTTACTGCTTCCAAGTCAGTACCATTATCATCTACTACTTGAGTATGTAATACAAAAGCACATTTTCTTGCTTGCTCATCAGTTAATGAGTCAATAAACAAACGATATGCTAACATTGTATCAGGAATTTGTTTACGACGAATATTTCTAGAATTAAAGAACATAACGAAGTCAAATTCTTTACCTCCAAATAATTTCTTCTTAAATTCAATTAATTCTTTATCACTTTTATCAAGTGGTTTAAATACTTCTTCATTTAACCCATGAGGAACATATTCAATTAATTTTTTCTTAGCTTTATCACCTAATACTAATTCATTAATATTTTTAGTTTGTTTTGAAATAGCTAATAAAGCATCACATGATTCATAATATCCTCTATTATACATTGGAGCCGGATAATCATCCCAAATGTTAAGGTAAATAATAGGCATTTTCTTTCTAACTTCATTTTCTATTTGGAATAACCAAATAAAATATCTTGGGTCAGTAATTAAGAAAATAGCATCTGGTTTTTCAATGTTAATTAGTTGTCTAACTATATTGGCATCACCATATCCATTACTTGGGTATAATACTATTGAACTGTCAGTTAACCCAGTGTTTGTGTTAGTATCAGCTGATAGGTCTAATCGTTTACCTTGTTCAGGATGATTGATAGCACCTCCTACATTTACCCAATTAAAATGTTGGGCTGTATTTAATACTAATTCTCGAGCGACTGTAGCTACACCTGAGTGTACTCTAATATCGTCACAGATTAGTAAGATTTTCTTCCTCTCATTCTGGGGAAGATAAGCAAAACTTGAATTCATATAACTTTTATCGGTTTAAATTATTGTGGTTGTGGATGTTCTTGCGAAATTCTTCATCTGTAAGATATAAATGAACTGTGCGATCTACAAGCTTCTGTAAAGAGAACTTATGTTTTACACAACTCATTTTAAAATCTTCAAATAACTCGCTTTGTACTTTAACACTTGTTAGTGTCATTTCTTTTTTACTCATAGCTTTTATTTATTATTAACGTATATAAATATATATGAGATTATTACTTGTTACAAAGATCTTTCTTGTCATTATAAGGGCACCATTGACAATTCTTATTTACAGTAATTGGATGGGTTATGTCCTTATATGAACCATCAGTGTTAAAACATTGTTCAAGAAAGTTATTAATTGCTGTTATAGCTTTCTTCATTTTAATTTTACCACTTGGAGGAGTATATTCTTGAAGACGGCTTTGAGGAAACTCACTTTCTTCCCAAATTTTTCTCTTTAATATAAGAAAATCTACTTCAATTTGATCTTCAGGAATACTGAATTGTTGACTAAAGAAATACTTGTATAATATTAATTGGAATTGTTTACCTTCATCCTTTTTAGTCTCATCGTTCCATCCTCGAGTAGACGTCTTAAAGTCGATTATCTTAAATGTACTTGTTGGTTCGTGATATAATACCAAGTCAATGAAGCCCTTGAATAAAACGTTTTTAAACGCGTTATTAGGCGTCATTACAATTGGTAACTCAACCTTAACTAAGCTCCATCCTTTTTTACTAAAGTATTGACCTCGTTTCTTTTTAAATTGACTGAGTATGTTCAATCCGTCTTCATAGAATTCTCTCATTTCGACAGCGCCACTAAAGTGAGTACTTTTATTTTTCTTATACTCATCTAGATACACCTTACGAAATGTCTCCTCAAATTGTTCCTCGATATTAACTCTATCAGCTGCAGCAGCACTTTCCTCAAACATCACTGTTAAGTGACTTTGGAGTACTTCATGCATTGCGGTCCCAAACACAGTATGAATAGTAGGTTTATACTCCTGTAATCCGTCTTTATATTGTAATTCCCATTTATGGGGGCATTCTTTATAAACAGAAAACTGACTATAAGAGATAGTCTTATGATAAGCATAATTTATCTCTTGAGGAGTATAACTCCTGATAGTCTTAACTATTGATGGTATTTTTGTGCTCAAAATTTATTGTTGTTCTTCTTGGAGGAACTGCCATTTGATTTTTTCTAGATACAATATTGCATCCATATGCTCTTGTTTAGCATGTTCGATCCATTCTACTAAAGATAGATCAGTTCTATCTAAATCAGTACCATATTTTGCTTTACCTGCTGCACTTCGTTCTTCGAACTGCTTGATTATTGACGAAACTATACTATCCATTTTTTAATAACTTTTTTTGTTCTTTCTCTTCAACACCTAATTTAGTTAGGATACTTTTCACACCTGATTCTCTTAATATGTCAATATACTCCTCTGCTTCGCCTAACGAACACTCAAAATAGTTAGCAATATGTTTAAGCAATGATTCTTGCTTTTTCTTTGTAGAGGATTTGATGTATTTAAAGAACATATTATTTTTAGGTATCATATATAAATATATATTATATGTTCTCTCCTTATCAGAATATGGAAAAGTCTGCACTAAATTCACGAACTCTATATACTCAGGATTCATACTGAGGAAACGATGAATCATATAGCAATTAAATGATTCTTTGTCTTCCTCAGTAAATGATTCCCATTTTGATTTATTATAGGTAATCTCCTTTAACCAATCAAATATTGTCATATTCTTCTCTAACTTCTTTAGGCAACATCTCTACTAATACTTTTCCTGTCTTCACATCATAAAAACATGGAATAGGCATAATAGCATCTTCTGTTGAGCCAGTTAAGAATTTAGATACTTTACGTAAAATTACTCCCTCAGCAAATACATGATTTCCATCAGGAGAAACAATAGGTTGGGTTTGTTTAAAGTCTAC